TGCCAGATGGTGAAATAATTGATAATAATATTTTGATGTATAATTTGTTTATGAATAACGATATTTCACATAATGAACTAGTGGATTTACAATGGAAGTAGAATATCAAGGAATGAAATTTAAAGGTGGTAAGTTCTTTATCATCTTATCTTTAATTGGTGCAATTATTGGTGGTGGTTGGACAGGCTATAAATTCTATGATGATTACTTAGATATGAAAGCCAAGATAGAAAGCTACACTGCACCAGATTTATCTCAATATGATGAGCAAATAGCAGTATTGAAATCAGAGGTTTCAATGGTATTAGAAGAAGTTAGCCTAGTCAATGACGTAGCCACTTCATTAAAGAATGACTTACGAGATGATATTAAGACTATGAAAACTGATATAAGAGCCATAGATAAGGTAGTTAATGATATTGAAGATAGAGTTAAGGCTAATGAAAGAGAAATATCTACAGATTTTAAGATTTTAGAAAAAGAAATAGATGATAAGATAAGAAAAGCATTAAACAACCCATTAGCAGGAGTAAAATAATGGCAACAATAGAAGAAATACAAGAACAGTTAAAGAAAGCAAAAAAAGAACTAAGAGATGCAAAGGAAGAAGTGAAAGAAGCTAAGATTAGAGAACAACTCTATCTTGAAAGATTAGATAATTGGGCAGAAAAAAATCAAGCCTTACACAGAGAAATATCAGGTATGACTATGGATGATGTAGCAAGAAAACAAAGAGCAAAAGCTGAATATAAAGAAAAATATGCTAAAGATATTGAGATAGCAGAAACATTTGACAAACAATCACAAGTTAAGCTAAATACTACTGGAATAATAGAAAACCCAATGTAATGAAAATAGATATAAAAACCATATTACCTTACTTAGTTATCATTGTTTCTTTAGCTATGACATGGGGTATGTGGTCTGAAAGATTAGAAGCAGTAGAAAGAAAAGCAGATACTATAACTGATATGCAACAAGATATTGCAGTCATTAAAGAAAAGATTATTTGGATAGAAAAATATCTGAATGGTAATTAACATAGTTTAATGTCTAAAATAATATTCCTATTAGGGTGGTTCTGCCTTAATGGTGAATGTGTCAGTGTAAACGAACAACACCAATCTGTAGAGGATTGCAAAATTCAAGGAATGCAATTAAAGTCTATGTTAGATGAACAAAATATTCGTAAATATTTTTTATCCTGTATTGATATCAACCCAACCACTTACTAGAAAACCATCTTTCTAAGATGGATGAGAAACAACAAAAGGGTATAGCATCAGAACTTATTGCTGAATATTATCTTACTAAAGCAGGATATTTTGTTTATACCAAAAAATCAGTTCAATCCGCAGTGGACTTAGTAGCCATCAAACCAGATACAGGGGAAATTCTTTTAGTAGATGTTAAAACCGCTAGTATTAGAATGAGTGGTGCAAGGATGGGTTCTACTATCCGCAGGGTATTATCAGACGAACAAAAACGCCTTAATGTTAATTTGTTATATGTTTATGAAAATAAGATGTGCGAATTGATTAGTTATGAAGGTGATAATATAATAACAACCATTCTCAATGAAGTATTAGATTAAGGAGGCAGAATGAGAATAATTAAAGTAGGAAAAGAAATACGACTAACAATGACGAATGAAGAAAAAGACGAAATAACAGAAAGAAATAGCATAGATATGCACATAGGTTATTTAAACGTCTTACAACAAGACATCAGTAAGATTTTGACAGAATTACTCCCAAAGGTTAAAAAGAAGAATGGATATTAATAGATTAAGAGAGAGCGTTATTGCTCATGAAGGCATCCGCTACAAAGCCTATGCCGACCCTATTCTTGGTGCATCAGCTATGACAACAGGCGTAGGACATTTAATTAGATTACCCCAAGAAGAAGAACTCTTAGAAAAAGAACTTACTATGGATGAGGTAATGGAAATATTAGATAGTGACCTTGAAGTAGCTATTAAAGATGCCAAGAAGTTTATTGATGAAGATAGTATTCCAGAAGAAGCATTTGAAATAGTCGTAGAACTTTCATTTCAATTAGGCTACCCAAGATTATCAGGTTTCAGAAAGTTCCAAGCCGCTTTAAAAGAAAATAATTTCTCATTAGCAAAATCTGAAATGCTTGACAGTAAGTGGGCAAGGCAAGTTCCTGCAAGAGCAAAAAATTTATCAGATAAGATGGGTGAGATAAATGCTTAGTAAATTATTAGGTGGCGGTTTAGTAGATAGTGTTGGAAAGATAGTTGATGAACTCCACACATCAGAAGAAGAAAAAGCACAAGCAAAAATAAAACTTAAAGAATTAGATAACGCATTAAACAAAGCACAGACAGATATAAATTTAGCTGATGCAAAATCTACTGCTACAGGACTAGGTGGACTACTACAAAGAATTTGGCGACCCCTGATTGGTTTCAGTTGTGCCTTAGCAATCTTTTGGGAATTTGTTTTAAAACAATTTATTATGTTTTTCCTTGCAGTATTTGAAGTTGAAACTTTACCATTGCCAACTTTAGATATGGGTGTTTTAATGCCATTGGTCATGAGCCTTTTAGGCATGGCTACACTCAGAACGTATGAGAAACAGAAAGGTATAAGCAAATGAAAAAACTTATTTGGAAACCTATAGAAGCACTCCTTGATTGGGCAGACCCTTATTGGGCTTGGTCTAATCTATGGAAGTTAATTGTTGTGTTAGTGATTGTCTATTGTGGACATAACTTAATGCACTAATGATTACCACCACCGCCACCCTATCAGTTTTAATCAAACCTAGAATAATCGGTAGTAAAGGTAGAACATTTAAAAAATTAACTTTTGGGAAGATACCCATTAAGAAACCCAAGTTGAGAATAGGTAAATTAAAAAAGGCGAGATGATTAAAACCTCGCCTTTAAATATATACACAAACTTTTCCTTTCGTTTGTTAGGATTATTATAGTGAAAAAAAAAACTGAAACAATACTGTACTTAGAATTTTACGACCATTCCTCCTCCACCAACTCTTGGCAAGAATATAAAGAAATCTTAGCTGACCTAAACCCTGAAAATAACATTATGAAGGTAGTAGGCAAACTCCTAGAAGAAAATGAAATAGCTTATTCCCTTACGACCATGTGGGGTCAAGATTGTGCAGGTTCTGGACATTCTATTATTAAGTCCACTATTGAACGAGAACTAAGGTGGGAAGTACCCATAATTATACCCAAAAAACCCTTTTTAAGGCACTTACAGTAGGCATTTAATCTTTTTGTGAGGTTATAGTGGGGTGACTGTTAAAATCACCCCACACAGGAGGAATAGTGTTAAAAGAAAATGTTTTAAACTAAAAACACTAGCTAAAATCTAGCAATTAATTGAGATAATTCAATTCCCAAATAATTATAAAAAAAGTTATAAAAAGATTTGACAAATAGTTATAAATAAATTATAAAATAGATATGAACAAAAACACAGGAGTACAAAAAATGAAAACTAAAAGATACACATTAGAAACTTATCCAACTGACTTTCATGGAGCATACACTGTTATCTATGATAATGAAAAAGATAGATACTATGTTGAAAACGAAAAAGGTTGGGGTGGATTTAATTCTGAAATTGAACATAACGAAGCAAAGCGTTTTGGCAAATTTAATAAATTTGAAGCAGAATTTTATGTTGTAAAATGGAACAAGGGTGATTTCAGAGGAACACCATTAGATACGAGGACTGCCTAAGGGCAGTTCCTCACAGGAGGTACAATAATGGAACAATATATTTTTGAAATTATTACACATTGGGGAAGAAGGAAAAATGTAGTTAATGTGAAAGCAAAAGATTATCAATCAGCTTTAAAAATTTGTTATCAAAATTATCCAAAGAAATGGTTTTATGCAGATGAATTTTTTAATGCAGGTTTTGAAGATGATTTGAAAAGGTCATGCGAAATTTATGCTAAACCTTACATTGACACACAAACAGGAAAATATTTAAGGAGGGTAAACAATGCTTAACTTAGCAATAACTACATTTGCACACATAGGAATGATTGCAGGGTTCTTATGGTTAATACACGAGTTTTATTTAATATGGGAAAGGAGGAAATAATGACTGACATCAAAGCTAGAATACTAAAGTTTGGTGGTAAGCAAACAAGTACAGAAATGTTTACGACCATTAAAGTAAGAAAAAAAGATGTTGTTAAGATTAGAGAAACTTTAAAACAAATGGGTTTATCTATGACATTAACAGATGCTTTTACGTTTGCAGTAAACAATACATTTGGAGGAAAATAATGAAAGAAGATGTATGTAAAATATGTTTAGGAAATGATTATTACATTGATGAAGATAATCATGTTAATCAATGTCCTGTATGTACTTATTACGGAAAAGATGATGAACCACAGGAGTTAGAAAATGAAGCAAGAACTGAAACCCTTTATTCATCTGGTAGCTAAATTATATCTAAAAGATGGTGAAGATAAATTTCCAATATGCACATACGAACAGGAGGAAATAGATGTATCGGATATTATTAATTACACTACTAATCACGTCTTGCAACTACAAACCCATCTACGACAGCAGAGGGAACAAAGGGAAAGAGGTGAGCATGCGATATCATGATGATTTGGAAACTTGCAAAGCAATCGCAAAAGAAAATACATCAGATGTTATCGAAACAAGTAAAGTTGTCTATAACTGGTATATTAGACCATCACTATTATGGTTGCCAGACAAGGCAGAACTTTCTTATAAACCAATGGTAAATAAATGCATGACTAATAGGGGTCATAGTATATTATCAAATGACTAAGACAGGAGGTCTAAAATGTCAAAACTACTAGAGGCGTTAGAAAACGCTAAACGAAACTTCAATACTTTAGAGAAAAGTGGAAAGAATGCTTTTTTTAAAACACAAAATGGTGTTCATACTTATTCTACTTTAGAAGATATTTTTAAATCTTGTAAGGATGCACTTTACGAGAATAAATTATCTTTGCATTACACTCTAAACTTTGAAGATAACATTCAGTATTTAACAACAACAATAACTCATGTTGATACTGATGAATCCATAAACTCTAAATCAGCTATCGGTACAATTCAAAGTACACCCCAACAGATTGGTTCTGGTATTACTTATTTTAGAAGATATCACATTCAATCAATGCTGAACTTAGAAGCAGATTTTGATGATGATGGAAACATAGCATCAAACATCAAACAACAACCAACAACACAAACCAAAGGAGGTTTATAAATGGCAAATTGGTTAAATTTATTTAAGAACGATAGAAAGACAGAAGGTGATAATCAACCACTCTATAAAAATGCAAAAGTTGTATTTGAAAATGATGTCACCTTAACCGCAGGTATTCCATACGAAGTAGCTTTATGGAAGAAAGACCAAACTAATAATGGGAAGCCTACGGATATGGTTTCAATTAAAATTGAAGCTAATACATTTTTAATTAATGAAGGTGAAGTTAAGGTAGAGAAAACTGACAAACCGCCATTCTAAAATAATTAAGGATAAGAAATATATGCAGTGGGTGGTAGAAAATCACCCCTGCTATATTTGCAACTTAGAAGGACGATTAAATTATTCTCAATTACAATTTCACCATCTTCAAGGTAAGTACCGAGTAGGTGCTATGATTAGAGATGACAGTGTAGGAATACCATTATGTTTTACTTGTCATTCTATCTTTCATAAAAGAGGTGAAAGGTTATATTGGGAAGAAATAAATATAGACCCAAAAGTCTATGCAGATGAACTCTGGGAGGAGTATAATGAAACTAGAAAACTTTAAGAAATGGGATTTACTCCCTATGTCACCATCCAAATTAAATGGATATAGAAACTATACTTGCCAATTTATTATAGAAAAAATCTATAAAAGATTAGGCACTTCATCACCTGCCGCTTATGCAGGAAATATAGTTGAAGAAATGCTACATTCTTATTTAGAAGGTAATTATGTTTTGCCTGAAATTTTTTTAACAAAATTTAAAAAGGAAACTTTAGATTATCCTAAAAGAGAAGATGTAGAAAAATACTTAGATTTAATTCCTAAGATGTTTGACCAAGCAACTGAATTTAAAAATGTTGTTAAAGGTAAGAAATTACATTCTTATCAAGAAGAACTATTTACAGAGGTGCTAGGAATACCATTTAGAGGATTTAGTGACTTTGTTTACAAAAAAGGAAAAAAACTTTTTATGTATGACTTAAAGACTAAAGGCAGAATGGCTATAAACCATTATGATAAATTACAACAATGGTTTTATCGCAAAGCACTACAAGAAACTTATAACATGGAAGTTGAATGTTATTTGTTTATTGTCACTCCTGCTAAATCACATCTTGAACCTATAGAATTTACTGAGGAGTTTGAGATTGAGATTAACAATGGATTAAAAAGCATGAATAAAGTTTTAGAGTTGTGTAATACACCGAAAGACTTTGCTTATATCTACCAACCTAAAATGGATGATTTCATTTGGCGTAGTAAGCATTTATATCAAGCTAGAAAAGAGATTTGGGGGATTTAATATGTACGAACAAAATAATACTTTCACTCACGATTTAAAATTTGGTCAGATGAAAGAAGAAGAATTAGCTAACATCTTAGTTAATCAACCCATTGAAGTTAAAACTGACTGTAAATGGAAAAAAACAGGTAATTTGGCTATTGAATTTAAATCTAGGGGTAAGCCATCAGGCATAGCCACAACTAAATCTGAATACTGGGCATTTATTTTAGATGCCAATGGATTTACTGAAGGAATATTAATTGTTCCTATTGCTAAATTAATAGTTGTTGCAAAATATCACTATCAACAAGGCAATATAGTCAATGGTGGTGAAAATTCCGATATGGTTTTAGTTCCTATCGCTGATTTAGTAAAATAGTGACTAAAATTACAAAAAGCCAAAAAGAATCTGTGAAGTGTATAGACTGTAGCCGTAAATATACTAAATTTATGTCTATTAAAATTTCACAGTACACAAATGAGCATAAATGTATTAGATGTTATAACGGAGGTAATTATGACAAAGAAAATGATATTCGTGCAATATTGTCCAAACGACATGTGGACAGGTTGTTCTACACTTACAGGTAAAGCTGAACTAGCCTATCGCAGAATTTGCGATTTAATTTACGTTCAGGATAATAAGTTATTTGATGATGAAGTGACTTGGGAACAAGTAGCTAGACCCTTTTATGAAGATATAGCAAAAATTAAAACTGAACTAATCAACAAAGACAAAATCTATATTGATGAAGGTAAAATTCGCAACAAGAGATGTGACTTAGAGATAGAAAAAGCAAAAGATAAACATCAAAAAGCAGTGAAGTCAGCAGAGGCTAGATGGGGTGATACGAATGCAATGCGAACGCATAACGAACGCATATCCGACCGCAATGCTAACACACTAACACACGAACACACTAACACACCAACCATTAATCATAAATCAAATATATATACGCAGGAGTTTGATACTTTCTGGAGAAAGTATGTTTTAGATTATAAAGATACTAGGTCAGTAAAGTGGGATAGCTTTCAACAATGGAAAAAACTAGATGATACACAAAAACAATCAGTAGGGGATAAGTACGTCACCTATAGAAACCAAAAAGGTGACTATTACAAGGCACTAGAGCGGTTCTTGAGGAAAAAGATATATCTTGAAGTAATACCTGTTAAAGAAAAAACAGAGGAGGAAATGCGAGAATGGAAGTTAAAAGGTGATATAGATATGCGTAAAAAAGGCATTAAGCCTTTATCTTGGTCAGTTAGTTATATTGAAGAACTAGATAAAGCTATTGCGAATGGCGAGACATAAAATGGAGTTTCGCCCACTCCCTATCTTGCTTTCTAAATTCTACTTCTACAAATTGGTCAATGCCTTTAGGAGCATTATCAAACTTGAAAAGGTTAAGAAAAAAACTGATAGATTTGTTAGTAATATGGTAAACATTCATGGTTGGAATATAAGAATAAATTGCTATCTTTGAATTGTTAAATGAGTAAATCAGCTATGCAAAATCCTCAGAATTATATTATTGTAGATAATAAAGATGGTACATTTTCAGCCTTTGTAAATTATGGTGTCTTTGAAAGTAAAGAAGATGCAGAACAAAGTTTACAGTATGTCATGGATATGATGGGTTTTAAATTACAACCAGAAGTCACTTATCACTAATGATAGTACAAGATAAAGCAATATCTGATGTTAAGCCTTATCAGAAAAACCCTAGACATAAATACGATATAAATAAAGTTGCACAATCAATTAAAGAATTTGGATTTCAACAACCCATAGTCGTAGATAGAGCAGGAGTTATTATAGTTGGACATGGTAGGTATGAAGCCGCTAAGTCTTTAGACCTAAAATCTATTCCTGTCACTATTGCTGACTTACCACCAGAAAAAGCTAAGGCATATAGAATAGCTGATAACAAAACCAATGAATATTCTGATTGGGATATGGGTTTATTAATTCAAGAGTTTACTGACTTACTAGATAATAATTATGATTTAGAACTAACAGGATTTGACCCTGATGAATTAGAAAAAATAATTGTAGGTGAGAAAGACGGACTAACAGATGAAGATGCAGTTCCAGAAACACCAGAAGAACCTAAGGCACAAATAGGGGATATATATAAACTTGGTAAGCATAAAATTATTTGTGGCGATAGTACTGAGTTAAGTTTTTATGAAAAATTACTTGAGAATCATAAAATAGATTTATTAATTACTGACCCACCATATAATGTTGATTATGAAGGAAAAACAAAAGAAAAATTAAAAATTGAAAATGATAAAAAAAATGATGAAGAATTTCAAAAATTTTTAGATGATTTTACCTTTAATACTTTTGAATTTATGAAAGGTGGAGCTAGTTATTATATTTTTCATGCAGATGTAAATGGTTTGAATTTTCGTCAATCTTTAAAAAATAATAATATTCAATTAAGACAGAACTTGATTTGGGTTAAAAATTCTATGGTTATGGGAAGACAAGATTATCAATGGAAACATGAACCAATATTATATGGATGGAAAAATGGTGAAAGTCATAGTTGGTATTCTGACAGAAAACAAACAACCTTAATTAATTATGATAGACCAACAAAATCCAAATTACACCCAACAATGAAACCTGTAGGATTGATTGAATATCTCATAAAAAACAGTTCAAAATCTGAGGATATTGTTTTTGATTCATTTTTAGGTAGCGGTTCAACTTTATTAGCTTGTGAAAAAACAAATAGAATTTGTTATGGTATTGAATTTGACCCAAAATATGTTGATGTAATTGTCAAGCGTTGGGAACAATACACAGGACAAAAGGCAGAAAAAATAAATTGATTAATAGTGTCTATTATTGATATAAAGCAATTAGCGTACACTCTACGCACAGAAAGAGGACAATATGGCAAGACCGAAATTAAATATCAATGGGGAGGAAGTTCAGAAACTAGCATCATTCGGATGTACCAATGTTGAGATTGCAGATTTCTTTAATTGTAATGAAGCGACTATTAGAAAGAGTTATTCCGAATATCTTACAAAAGGCAGAAGTTTGAAAAAACTACGTCTTAGACAGATACAATGGAAGATAGCTGAGAATGGAAATGCAACTATGGCTATATGGCTAGGCAAGAATGAACTGGGTCAATCAGATGGCGGAATGGTATCTGATGAGAATGAACCACTACCATTTAGTGTAGATTAGTGCCTTTAAGTACCCCCCAAAAACAAGTTCTTGAATGTGATAAAAGATTTCGAACAATCATAGCAGGAAGAAGATGGGGTAAGACTTTTTTATCCGTCACCGAGATAGCTAAATTTAGCCGATATCCAAAACGCAAAGTTTGGTATGTAGCACCAACCTATAGAATGGCAAAGACGATTGTTTGGACTGACTTAATAGAAAAATTAACCGCACATAAATGGGTTAAATCCGTTAATAACTCTGACTTGACTATTACGTTAAGAAATGGCTCAACTATATCATTAAGGGGTGCTGATAATGAGAATAGCCTTAGAGGTGTAGGATTAGATTTTTTAATTATGGATGAATTTGCAGATATTAGAGAGAATACTTGGTATGAGATTTTAAGACCAACTTTATCTGATAGGAATGGTTCAGCTTTATTTTGTGGTACACCTAGAGGATATGGAAACTGGTCCTACAATTTATTTACTAAAGCTGATGAGGACCCAGATAATTGGGCATCATTTCAATTTACTACCTTAGATGGTGGCAGAGTATCACCACAAGAAATAGAACAAGCTAAAGCAGACCTAGATGAACGAACATTCCAACAAGAATATATGGGTTCATTTGTTAATTATGCAGGACAGATTTATTACAACTTTGATAGAAAAGAGAATGTCATGGATAATTATGTACCTGATACTAATGAAATACATATTGGCATGGACTTCAATATAGACCCAATGTCAGCGGTGATATGTGAGTTAAAAGGCAATAATATTTATCTCTATGAAGAAATTGTTATCTATAGTTCTAATACTGACGAAATGGTACAAGAAATCAAAAATAGATTTAAGGATAATCATATATTTATTTATCCTGACCCTGCGTCAAAGCAAAGAAAAACATCAGCAGGTGGTGTGACTGATTTAGCTATTTTAAAAAATGCAGGATTTCATTTACGAGTAAGAAACAATCATCCACTTATTAGAGATAGAATAAATGCAGTGAATACTAAATTGAAGAACGGAGTTGGTGACAGAACATTATTTATTGCAAATAAATGCAAAACTATGCTAAAAAGCATTGAAAGACAAATTTATAAAGAAGGAACAACTGTGCCTGACAAGGACAACAATTACGACCATATGAATGATGCATTAGGATATTTAGTGGAATATTTATATCCTGTCAAAAGACAGTTTACACCAAGCAAACCCAAGAGGTGGAGTTAATGGCATACAGTAGAGATTTTTTAACATCAAGGCACAAACACTACGAAGAAAAATTCAAGGATTGGCATTTTCATTTAATGTCATATCTAGGTGGACAGGATTATCAGGATGGCTATCAGCTAAACAGATACATCCTAGAAACTGATGAGGAATATATCAAAAGAGCAGAAAATACTCCTATTGATAATCATTGTAAGAATGTGGTGCAAATCTATTCGTCTTTCCTATTCCGAGTACCACCAACAAGAAACTATGGTTCATTAACTGGTGATGAACAACTACAAAGCTTTATTGATGACGCTGATTTAGACGGAAGGTCTTTCAATAACGTCATTAGAGAAATGCAAGTCAATGCATCTATCTATGGTACTTGTTGGGCAATCCTAGATAAACCTGCGGTACAAACGCAAACCAGAGCAGAAGAATTACAATTAGATATTAGACCCTACATAAGTTTATATACTCCTGAGAATGTTTTAAATTGGGAATTTCAGCGTTCTATCAATGGCAGATACGTTCTAACTTCACTAACCCTACTAGAAGATTTATTTGAAGATGTAGCAACTATTAGAGTTTGGAACATGGAAGATATTTCAACTTACCAAATAAAAGATTTTAACAAAGGATATTCTAATTCTAAACCTATGCTGATAGATGAGATGCCAAACCAATTAGGAAAAGTTCCTGCGGTAGTTCTTTACAATCAAAAATCACAAAGACGAGGTATTGGTATATCTGACCTTAATGATGTAGCTGAATTACAAAAAGCTATTTACAATGATTACTCCGAGATTGAACAATTAGTAAGATTATCTAATCACCCAAGTTTAGTTAAGACACCTAATGTAGAGGCTAGTGCAGGTGCAGGTTCTATTATTGAAATGCCAGAAGATTTAGAACCTAATTTAAAACCTTATTTAATACAACCATCATCACAGTCATTAGATGGTATTATGAACAATATCAATATGAAGGTAGAAGCTATTAACAGAATTACACACATGGGTGCAGTAAGAGCCACTCAAGACAGAGTACAATCTGGAATAGCATTACAGACTGAGTTTCAATTATTAAACGCTAGATTATCTGAGAAAGCTGATTATTTACAAAACGCAGAAGAACAAATTTGGAATTTATTCGCTGAATGGCAAGGCAGAGAATTTGATGGTGAAATCATTTATCCAGATAGTTTCAACCTTAGAGATTATGCATCCGACTTACAGTTCTTACAAATGGCAAAAGCTAGTGGTGTTCAATCTGATAGTTTCTTAAAAGAAGTAGATAAACAAATCGCTAGAGCAGTTGTAGATGATGATGAAAAGATTAATACCATAGATAATGAGATAGACGCTAAAGCTGTAAATATTGGTCAATTCTCAACTCCAGAAATAGAAGGTGAAGAAATTGCCGAAGTTTGATGACCAGAATATAGATTTACCTTTTGGCGTACCTATCCAAATGGGTTTAGTAGATAATTTTAGTGGTATTCAAAAATTTGGATATAATTCTTCAGTAGGCTCATCATTTGAAACTGTTTGGGATGGTGGAGGTGATTATACATTTATCACATCAGCAGGAACAGCAACTGCTACATCATCAGATACAAGTTCTGATAATGGAGGAACAGTTAAAGTTTTTGGATTAGATAGTAATTATGATTTAGCAGAAGAAACATTAACTATCGGTGGAAGTGCATCTACAACTTCATTTATTAGAATATTTAGAGCATTAATGCTAAATGCTAATACAGGTAATGCCAATGTGGGTACGATTACAATAACAGTTTCATCTACAACAATAGCACAAATACAACCAACTTATGGGCAAACATTAATGAGTGTTTATACAACTCCAAGAAATTACAGAGGTTATTTACTTC